CGGCGGTGACGTTGGCGAGGTGATCGGCGAAGGGCTGGCGGCCCATGTAGCCCCACGTCTGAGCGGCCGCAGCAGCTTCGGCGGCCACGTCCTGAAGGTCTCCGGTCGTGCCGATCTCCATGGACTCGGCCTCGATGAAGAGCAACAGGTAGTTCCGCGCCCGGACGAGGTTCTCCACATCCACGGCGTCGTCCGCCGCATCGTCATCGCCGGATGCGGCGTCAAGTGATTCGGACTCGATGAGCTCGTTGAGGGTCATGAGGCAGTAGGCTGCCTGCGCCACGTTGTCGGCGGCTGCCTTGGTAGCGCTCTTGAGGTTCGCCACGTTGGCCTCCTGGTTCATGGGCACCATGACGAGACCGACTTCGTAGAGGCGGTCTATTTCCAGCAGCTTTCGCCGATCAGGCAGCCGTTCGGCCTTGACCTCGCCGTAGCCGATGGAAAGCCCCATCGACAGCCCGGCGGCGATGCGTTCCTTCGCGATCTGACGCTTCTCCTGGGCCGAGGGCGTCGAGTGGAACTGCGCGTCAATCCACAGTCCGCTTGCGTCTTCGTGGGCAGCGACCGGGAACGCCACCGGGTCATTCCAGTCGTGGCCCCAACTCAGGAAGCCGGACTTCAGGAACCCGGGGATTGCCTTGGCGAGGGCCCCGGGCATGATCTCGTCGCCGCCGTCGTCGATGTTCCCGTAGACCGCGCCGTAGCCGGACAGGCGGCCGTTATCGCTGAGCGCCGCCTGCTTGAGTTCGACGACGCGGCGTGTGATGGTCATGGGACAGGCACTCCTGGCTTGCCGTTGCGGGACGGCTGCTTTGGCTTCAGGGGGACGGTGGAGGCGATTGGTGGGGCGAGCACATCGGAGGGTGACGCCGGGTTCTCGGTACCCGGTGTCCGGAGGTTCTCTGGCTGCGCGCCCGGTGGCACGAGGCCGACCGGCGTCATGTTCAGGGGCTCCAGGAAGGTCTGGCCGTTGCCGTCGGGCAGCGGGTTGCGATCCTCGATATCGCGCCACTCGTCGGCGTTGATCGTTCCGGCCTGGCGCTGAATCCAGAGACCCTGCTGGCGTTCGAGGAACTTGCCGCGCAATAGCGCGTTGACGTTGAAAGCCGCGAAGAAGGGCTCGCCGACGCCGATCAGGTCTTTCTGGATCTGCCCTTCCCAGCGCGCGAGGTAGCCGCCCAGCCCGTCCTGGACGTACTCGATGTTCTGCTCTTCGATGTTGCTGAAGGTCGCGTGCTCCAGGCCGCCGACCTTGTGCTGCGGGACGCGGTGCATCCGCGCGATCTCCTCGAGGGAGAACTTGCGCGACTCGATGTACTGCGCAGCCTCCGGCGGGATCCCGACCTCGGTGAAGGCGATGCCGTCTTTCAGGACCGAGATGCGCTGCGCGCCGGTCAGGCCCGCGTGGTTCGTCTCGAACTGCGCCTTGAGGTTGCTCGCCGCCGTGTCGGACATCTTCACTTCCTTGGGGACAGTGAGGATGCCGCCGGGACGCGCACCGTTGTTCCACATGCGCTCGCCGTACTCCTGCGCGGCAAGGCCCAGCGCCAGCGCGCGGCGGTGGACCTCGATCAGGTTGTAGCCCTGGTAGCCGTCGAAGCCGAAGCCGGGGATGTGGAAGACTTGGTCGACGCGCAGGTCGCGCTGCTCGCCGGTGCCCAGCCGGTAGCGGTAGAAGCGCGTGCCGTCGAGGTCGCGTAGCACGCTCATGCGGTCCGGGCGCAGCGGCCAGAGCTCCTTGATCTGACCCAGCCCGTTGCGGACGATCTCGGAGTAGTGATTGCCCCACGTCACGATGTGGCCGGTCGCCGCCTCACGCCACACGAACGAGGTCATCTCGGGATTGGGCGCCTGATGCAACACCGGGTACAGCGGGTGACCGGACGCGCGCCGCTTGCCGCCGATGGTCTGACCGGCGGGCGCGACGAGCTCCTCGTAGATGTGCAGCGGCAGTTTCGCCACGTCTTCGGAGAGGACGTGCACCACCGCGTAGAAGGCGGGCAGTCCGAAGGCCGTGTTGGCGTTGACCGTGATGCCGCGAGCGGACGCCAGCATGTCGTTGGCGTAGGCACCGGCCTCGGCCCGGATGTCCTGCGGCCAGAAGTCGCCGCGCGCGACCTGGAGCGCCTTGGCGAGAACGCCCATCAGGCTCGCCGCCGCACTGCGGTCCGGACCTCGGAGGCCACGTAGATGAGCAGGAAGACGCCGGCCACCCAGACGCTGCGCTCCACGCCAATGTCAGCCGCAAGCGCGTCCACGGCGAAGAGCAGGCCAAGAAGCCCGACGAGGTCGATGAGCGCCACGCGGGCACCTCCGGGGGGTTAGAGCATCAACAGGGACTCGGACTCGTAGGCGGAGGTCGTCTCCGTTTGGCGAAGCGCCCGGTCGACCGCGAGCGCCAGGGCGATGACGCCGTCGATGCGCCCGCGAGACTTGGCTTTGGCGAGCGTGAAGCCCCGTTCGTTGATACGGGCGACCGCGTTGAGAACGTGCTCGGAGAGTCCGGGGTCTCCATCGTGGCGCAGCTCGGACCGTTTGATGACTTCGAGCAGCGAGCCGATGATGGGTGTCATGCCCTCGGCGCTCTGGGGCACCTCGACCATGAAGAGGCCCTCGTCGGCGAGCATCTTGGCCGGGACATCGAAGAACCGCGGGTCGAAGCTGATGGCCTCGACGGCGTAGTTCCGGTCGAGGTCCCGGAGGTAGCCCATTACGTCGGTCACGTCGACCGGCTGGGCCTCGGTCGGAATCCACAGCTTGCATTGGGCATGGAGCAGGCCCTCAGGGTCCCGCTGGACGGCCACGACGGCGGTGGAATCGCGCTTGATGCCGACATCCACGCCGACCCACGTCGGATCTCCCGCCACGAAGGCATACGGTTGGGCCAGCGCATCCCAGATCGCATCCGCCTTGTCCCCGAGCCAGCAGTTCATGTTCCGGACCGGGCGGTTGCAGACGAACCGCAGCCAGTGGTCCATCGTCATGGTGGGCGAGTGGAACTTCTCGGCCAGCATCTCGACGGTGATGCCGGAAAACGGGTTGGCGGTCTTGACTGCGACGAAGTCTTCGGGGTCGGCTACGGCCGGCAGCGCCCACTCATGCAGTACCACCCGCCCGGCGTCGGCGCGGAGGAAGGAGCCCTGTCGGATTACCTGTGCGGACTCCCGGATGCGCGCTCGGGTCTCCTCGAAGTCCGAGCCGAGCTCGCCGGAGGTCGAGATGGTCGCAAGCTGGCCGTTTCGCTTGGCGAGCTTGCCCGACCACGTCCGGTACAGGGACAGATCGTGCTGGCGATGGGGCTCGTCGATGATGCCCAGCGTCGGGATGACGCCGTCCCCCGTCCGGTCGTCCGCGGCGAAGACCTGGATGCGTCCGCCGCCGTGGTGGTTGATGCGGCGGTAGCCCTCAAGGCAGAGGAAGCGCGGAACGTCGGTCTTGCGCTTGCCCTTGGCGGCCTGGATGGCCGAGTGGACGGATTCGTACAGCCGCTCCGAGCGAAGCACGAACCCCTCGGCCTGCCGGTACATGATCTCGGCCTGTTCCCGAGACGCCGCAGCCATCGGGACGACCGCGAAGGGCCGGAACTCGCAGTGGTAGAGGGCCAATCCGGCCAGCAGCGTGGTCTTGCCGTTGCCTTCGGGCACGACCAGCCAGACTTCCGGCACACCCGAGAAGAGCTCGTCGGCGAAAGCCTCCTGGAAGTCCTCCGGATGCCACGACTCCCCGGTGTCGAGGATCAGATCGGATGCCCACGCCCGGAAGTGAGGCAGCGTGAAAGGCAGCGCAGGTGCTCTGATTGGCGCACGAGCCGTGTGGGCCGTTCTAGGTGCCTTGGCGGGCCTCGTAGTGACCGGCGGGAGTGTCAGCATGGGAATATCTCTCGCGGTGCGCTTGCAAGGTCATGGCGGGGTCAGGGGCCGTGGACTTTTCGCCCCCCCCCACCC